GATCGCTCTTGGCCTTGCGGGTCGTCTCAAACGCGGTGATCTGTTCGGCGATCGTCTGCTTATTCATGGCGAGCCCTTTCAAGGCCAAGGCGGCGACAGGTGGATCGGGAATGGGCGTGACCGGGCGGGACGTGTCGAGCGACTTGATCAGCGTGATCGTCGCTTCGGCGTTCGCGGGCACGGTGACGAGCGACAGCTCGTGGAGCACGGTTTTTTTCAGGAGGAGGCCGCCGCTCTTGAGCGGCTCGGCGCCGCCGGGCGCGACGAGATACCCGACCGAGACTGCCGACAGCAGGCCCGCCTTGATCGACTGGCGCGCCTCATCGACGCGGTCTTTGAGCGCGCCGGGCTCGGTGATGTTCGGAATCGACGCGGTGAAATTGATCCCGAGCGGCGTCGGCGGATCGAACTTGACCGAGCCGACCGGTTTGGTCGGGTTATGAAACATCAGCAGCGGCACGGGATTCGTGAACGTGACGCCGAGCGGGTCGAGGATGTCGCCCATCCGATCGGGCGTGGGCGTCGTCGCGATCCCGGCGATCTCGGTACCGTCGTCGCTGATCGACTTGACGTGCAGGACGGAGTAAGCCCAATCCATGTGCGGATGTGGCTTCCGACAATATGCGCGCGTCGGCGGCGCGGCGTTGATCTGTTCGATCAACCCTTCGGTCGGTGGGACATCAGCGCCTCGCGGAGCGTCGCCGACAGCGCTTGTTCGTCGCGCTTCGCGATGTCGAGGAGGTGTTGATACTCCTTCGAGGACAGCCACGCCGTCACCGCGATCACGCGCGGGTCGTCCGCCTTCGGGCGACCGGGACGTTTCGTGTCGTCAGTCATGCGGACGGACCTCCGTGCCGGGCGGACCAAAGACGAACATCTGGAATTTGTCGCGCGTCACGGCGTTGCGTTCGAGCCGGTCCATCGCCATGACCAGCGCGTACACGCCGTCGATCTTTTCGGTGGACTTGCTCTTCGAGGGCTTGAGGTTTCCGGCGGCGTCGCTCTCGACCGAGGCGTTGGCGACGTTCCAGCGCAGGATCGGATCGCCATCGTGACGGAGCGTGCGTCCCAGGATGGCCGTTTCGAGCGCCTTGGTCGGCGCCGACAGCGAGCCGAAGCCCTGCCGCATCTTCACGCAGGTGAACCCATCCTGCTCGGTCAGCCGCGTCGTCAGGTCGGTGGCATTCCAGGGATCGAAGGCGATCTCGCGCAGGTCGTAGCGGTCATCCCACTCGTTGAGCGTCTTTCGCACCGCCTCGTAATCGACCACGGTCCCAGGCGTCGCGGTGATCTTGCCCTCGCGCGCCCACTGGTCATACGGGACGCGATCGCGGCGCACGCGGTCGCCGATGCGATCGGCGGGAATGAAAAACGCGCACCGCACATCGAACCCGCCGCCCGCATCATCCGGAAAGACCGCGACCGCTGCCGTGAGGTCGGTCGTGGAACTGAGGTCGAGCCCGACGTAGCAGCGCCGCCCTGCCGCGATCTCGACGGGCGGGACCGAGCACGCATCCCAGCTCGCCAGCGCGATCCAGCGCGAGGCCTGCTCGGTCCACTGGTTCAGATAGAGCCGCCGGAACGTGTTTTCCTGCGCCGGAATTTCGCGCGCCCGCTGACACGCGATCCGCATTTCTTCGATCGAGCGGAAGTCGCCGAGCGCCGGATTCGCGGCGTGCCACACGCGCTCGTCGGTCCAGTCCGCGCCGATCGGCGCCTCGTAAATGATCGGCAGGAAGGTCGGATCGAGCGACGGGTCCGCCAGGACTTTGACCGCGTGCGCGTAGAGTTCCCAGAGAATCGAATGCCGGTCATACCCGGCGGTCGAGATCGCGATGACGAGCGGCTGCGCCCGCGCGCCGGTGGACGAGGTGAGCACGTCCCACAACTCGCGGCTCGGCGCGGCGTGGAGCTCGTCGTAGATCACGCGCGAGGCGTTGAATCCGTGCTTCGAATAGGCCTCGGCCGAAATCGCGCGGTAGAAACTGCCGCTCTTGCGATGCACGATCCGCTTCTGCGAGTCGAGGATTTCCACCGAGGCGTACAGCTCCGGGTCGTTCCGGATCATCTGGGCGGCGACGTGGAACACGAGCGCGGCTTGGTCTTTGTCCGCCGCTGCCGAGTAGACTTCGGCGCCCTGCTCGCCGTCGAAGAGCAGGCCATCGAGCGCGAGCGCCGCCGCGAGTTCGGTCTTGCCGTTTTTGCGCGGCATCATCAAGAGGCACGTCCGCCGCAGGCGTCGGCCATCGCGCCCGGTCGCAAACAGCGGGCGCACGATATCGCGCTCCTGCCAGCGCCGCAGGTTGAACGGCTTCCCGGCGAATGGGCCCTTGGTGTGCGTGAGTTGGTTAATGAGCCGCACCTTCTGTGCGCCCATTGCGTCGCGAGCGGGCACCGTGATATTCCTTTCGGTGCCGTTTGGAACGCGGCGTTACTTCTGGCCTGCGAGCGCCGAGGTGCTTTCCACACGCCTCGGCGTTCGTTTTGTTAGCCCACTATGCGGGCCTCCCGGTGTCCGCGTCGGTCGCCGCCAGTTTTGCTACTTCGTCAAGAACGTCGGTTATCTTGAATCCGGTTTCGTCAGCGACGGCCGAGAGTGTGAGAAATCGCTCGACGGTTCCCGGTTGCGAGAGTCGCCGCACACGCTCAGCCGCTTTTCTGATTTCCTGCTGTCGGGTGTCCGCGTCAGTCATCGGCTACTGCTCCACCTGCGCGGCGCGCCCGCCGGTAAACGCCTCCCACCGATCGATCGCGACCTGCACGTACGGCGGCTCCAGTTCGAGCGCGAAGGCCGCCCGGCCGGTCTGCTCCGCTGCGATCAGCGTCGTGCCGCTGCCGACAAACGGATCGTAGACCTGCACCGCGACGTGGTTCCGGATCGCCCGCGCCATGCACTCGACCGGTTTCTGCGTCCCGTGCCCGTGCCCGGCATCGTCGCGCGCCGGGATCGCCCAGAGCGTCGTCTGCGACCGGTCGTCGGTCCGCTGCCCTGGCTGCCCGTGCCGCACGGCATACCAGCAGGGCTCGTGTTGCCAGTGATAGTCGCCGCGCGAAATCGCCATCCGATCCTTCGCCCAGATGATCTGGCTCCGCAGCGCAAAGCCGCTGGCGACAAGCGACGCCTCGACCACGCTCGCCTTCAGCCCGGCATGCCACACGTACGCGATCGCGCCGGGAAACAGCGCCCAGGCGGCGCGCCAATCGGCGACGTCGTCGTTGGCGACCACGCCGAGCTTCTGGTCGTTCTGATTGATGCCGACGCGGGCGCGCCACGCCGGGTCGTAGTTCACGCCGTAGGGCGGGTCCGTGACCATCAGCGGCGGCACCGCTGCGCCGAGCAGCCGGGCGACATCCGCCGCCGACGTCGCGTCGCCGCAGAGCAAGCGATGCGTCCCGAGCGCGAACAGGTCGCCGCGCACGATGCTCGTCGGGCGGATCGCGGGCGTCTCGTCGGGATCGGTGCGCCCGGTCGTGCCGTGCAGCCGGGCGAGCTCGTGCGGCGAGAACCACGGTTGCAGGTCGAGCCCGGCGCGGTCATCGAGCGCGAGTTGCTCCCACTTCCACTCGGCCAATTCGGCGGTCCGATTGTCGTACATGGCGAGCGCCCGCTTCTGCTCGGCGGTGAGCCCGCGCCGCCGCACCGCAATGAGCTCGTCGCCCTCGGTCTCGATCACCCGCACGCCGACCAGCCCGGCGAGCGCGGCGGCCTCGCTCACGCCATTGCCCGCCAGAATCACGTTGTCTTCGTCAATCACGATCGATCGGGCGGCGCCGACCGTCTTCAGCGCCTCGACCACCATCGCGAGGTTCCGCTCGCCATGCGCGCGCCGATTTGCCGGGTCGGGCACGAGCGCGTCGAGACTTAGATCAGACCCGCCCACTTCGACCTCCCCTCCGGCGTCTCAGCCAGCGCCAACGCCGACTGCCTCGCCCGCGTACTCGGCGTTAACCCGAGCTCGACCCAGAGCCGCTGGCAATGCTGGAGCGCGGCGTCGGCCACGCGCAGATACGGGTTCACGATCGGCGCGCCGCTCGGCGTCTTCACGACCATGCCGAGCGCGAGGATTTTCTTTTGCGCGTCCTGGTAGCGGCTCCACTGTTGGGCGAGCGCGATCAGGGCACCGCGCTCCGCCACCGTGATCATTCCCGAGACCCGGAGCATCGGCGCGAGCCTCGACCATTCCGCGCGGGCGGCGTCGTCGCCATCGAGCTCGGGCGGCGGCGCGTCGAACGACGCCTCGACCGGCGGCGGATGCGGCTCGTCCGCCCGAGGCTTCCGCTTGCCCGGATTCCCGCGCAGGAGCCGCACGGCGGTCGGCTGGGGCCTGCGGCCACTGTTCCAGTTACCGGGCACGCAGCGGCCTCTGGCGGCCTAGGACGCGCCCTTCCCCGCGTCCTGGGCGACGTGGCTGCCGATGCGGCGCCGAAGCTTCGGCAAACGACCCAATATCTGCGAAAATGCGGGAAGCGGCGGAACCGGTATCCAGGCTCCTCGCGAAAAGTGTTTGATCGTCCCCCCCACCATCAAATCGCTGGGCGGCGGCGCGAGCGATTTCGGCCGAGCGCATCAGAGGCCTTTCGCGGTCTTCATCGATCCGCACGAAGCGCAGAGACTTTGCCAGTTGTGTTGCTCGTCCCAGAACAGCACCGGATCACCCCGATGCGGAATGACGTGATCAACCTGATACGCAGCAGTCACACGATGCTCGTCATAGCAGCGGCTCAAGACCGGCGGTTGTCCGTTGGGTCGTTGCCCACACAACGGATAGCGCGCCTTGAACGAGGCGGCGCGTCGCTGCCAGCGCTTCGTGTAACCACGGACCGAAGGCGAACCGCGCAGGCCAGGGTCAGCCGCATGCGTCGGGCAATACGACTGACCGCTCGGCACGAGCGCGGGACACGGATATGCGGCGCAAGGATGAGCCGACCCGGTCGGCATTTTAGTGCACCTCGTCCCGTTGCTCGGCGACAGATTTCGGATGGCGACGACGCGGCGGCGGCGCGGGTGTGTCGGCGGGTGGATCGAAGTCGAGCGCGGCTTGCTGTTTCTCGAACGTGATAAACCGCTGCTCGGTGTGCCAGCGGCAGATGTAGTCGAGTTGATCGGGTTCGATCGGACCGACGCTGGCGTAGAAGATCAGCGCGTAGCCATCGACATCCTTTTGGGTGCGCGCGCGGACGCTGCTGATCTCGGCATCGTGCAGGACGAGCGAGGCGTCGGGGATATCAGGCACGGCGTAGATCATCATCCGCTGATTCGGCACGCTGATCGCGAACTCGATCGCTTTCACGATCTCTTTTTGCGACGCATCGTTCAGCCGAAAGAGCTCGGCGTGCGCGTCGAGGTCGAGCGCGCTCGCGAGTTCCGCCGTGAACGGCTGCACGCGCAGCGTCAGGTCGATCATTTTGATTTGGTCGCCACCGGTCGTTTTTTCGACGCGGTGGTTGATGCCATCGAGGTAGCAGCCGATTTTGTCTTGGTCGAAGAGGCGCATCGTGTTCTCCTTTTGTGAAGTGGCCGCTCCGCGCGGCGTCGATCGTCGTCCTGCCAATCGAGCATCGTGCGGCACATCGCGCGCACGCTAATCGGGACGTAGCCGCTGGCGATGTCGGCGGCTTGCTCCTCGGTCACGAGCACGTAGAACTCGGGCACATGTTCCGCGTTGCGCTCGACCAGCGCCGCGCGCAACGCGGCCATGCTCGGCATCAGAGGAGCTCGACCACGAACACGTCTTGCCGCTTCTGGCCGTTATGCTCGCCGAGCGTGTGACCCCAATTCGACGTCACGATCGCGAAGCGGCCATCGGGCGAGACGTTGTGAATCGGCTGGTTCCAGAACGAGTTTTCGGGCGTCCAGCGCGACTGATGGTGGCAGAAGCGATTCACGAGCCCGGAGCCATCGACGGCGATCGCGATGATCTCGTCGTCCCAGGCGCGCGGGCCGACCGGGCCGTTATCCTCCTCGGCATAGCGGTACGTCGAGGAGGTGATCGGAATCGGCGCGTCAGGCAGCGCGGCGCGCCAATTCGAGTGCTCGGAGAGGTACATCACTTTCGGCCGGAGCACGTCTGGGATCAGGTTCGCGGTCTTAGTCGGGTTGTCGATCGCGCGGATCTGCCATTGCGCCGCGTCCCATTCGGTCGCGCCCGTGCAACACGCTTGATTGATCGCGCTGCCATAGCCGAGGGAATCGTGCCCGGTGTAGAGCGCGTTGATCGGCGTGAAGGTCTGCGCGATGACATCCCAACAGAGCACGTTGCCGACCGCTCCGGCATTCGGGCCCGCTGGGTACAGGAAGACGTACCGATTCGAGCGATCGATCGAGAGCGAATGCAGCGGGAACGGCGGCAGGCCTTCGATCGTGAACGTATCGAGCAGACCGGCGGTCGAGTGATAGACGTAGTGGTGCGCGTCTTGCCCAGCGCCGCCGAAGAAGACGATCCACGCGTCGTCGTCGCTGGTGAGGATGCCGCCGACATACGTGTTCGGATCGAGCCCAGGCACGAGCGCGTCGAGGTTCTGCACGGTTTCGACGGCTCCGGTCCCGATGTTCCAGCGCTTCACCAGATGGAGCGACGTGCCGTAGATCATCCTCGGATCGACGTACGAAAACGCGGGCTCGATTTGGCTGGCGATCTCGACATCGAGCCGCGAGACGTTCACGCCATCGAAGTCGAAGAAGACGGCGCCGCCACCTTCGTTCATCGCGAAGAACACCGTGCCATCGGCGTTCCAGGCCGCGAGGTGCGAGTTGGACGGGACGCGGAGCGCCGAGCCTCCGGCGGTGTGCTCATCGCTCGCGCGCCACATGCGCGAGCCGAACGTCGGATCGCGGAAGGCATACCCAGCGACGCCGAGGCTGGGTGGCGGGTGCGGCGGCGGCGCGGGATCGCGATCGGAGCGCGACAGATAGAACGGTTCGCCGGGTCCGGGCGGAATCGGATCGACTTGGTTGTCCATCCAGCCGATCACATCGACCAGCATTTGCCGCGCCTCGTGAATCGTGTTCGGAATCATGTTTTCCCCAATTCCGCGCCCCAGCGATCGGGCGCGCAGGTATAGCCGCAAAGACCCTCCGGGCACCGTGGATCTTGCAAGAGACGAACGGGCAACCCATCGGCGCAACTGAGCGACCGCAGGTGCCAGCGGTGTTGGATCTCGCCGCGCAGGCCGCAGCAGCCGCTCGCGAGCAGCGCGAGCAAGCCACCCGCTAACAATCGGGTCATATCCGCGTGCCATCGGGACGCCGACCACCATTGCCGAAGCCCCAGATTTTACCGTCCGTGCCTTTCACGTTGTCGAACGTGCAGGCGAAGTACCAGCCACGGCAATCGGCATCCTCGGGCGTCATACCCGGTCCGCGCGCGACCCAGGCGCCGTCGATGAAGTCGGCCTGCGAGTTGCCGTCGAACATCAGCGTCGCGAGGTCTTCCCAATAGCGGAACTTGTGGCCGTACGGTTGCTGCGCGAATTGCCAGAGCGTATCGACCGCGCGATCGCACGCATCCTGCGTCGTCCAATTCGGATCGCCTTGGTAGTTGATGCCATCGGTCGAATAGTTCAGATCGTCGTACCAGCCGAAACGGCCACGCGGATCGCCATCGGCAAACCACGAGGTGACGTGCGCCGAGTAGTGCTGCCAGCAGGTTTTCCCGGCGGCGTGCGCGCGGTCGCCGACGTGTTTGTGAATCGTGACCGCATTGGGCCCAGGAACATTCCACAGGTCGTATTCCCACGCGGGCACGAACTCGTCGCCGATGTCGAGGAGCGCATCGAGCAGTGGATCGACATAGGCCTGAAACGCGGCCGGGCTCATGTCGCGCGGTTGGTAGAGTTTCGACGCGAGGTTCAGGGCGAGGTACGGGACGTATTGTTTCACGCGTTTGCAGGTCTCTTTAAACTGCGCGAGCGTGAAGCCCATGCCTTGAATCGAATCCGGCGGCGACAACGTGAGGTGCGTGTAGCCGTAGCCTGCGTATTTCGCGAGGTACTCGTGTTGGAATTTTTCCGGATAGCGATCCACGAACCACGAGAGGATGCGCTCGGGATAGCGCGAGCTCACACCGGGGATCATCGGCGCGCCCGGCATGACGACGCCCCAGGCGTCGCCGCGATAGTAGTCGCGATCGATCGGCGCAAACCCGCTCTCCCACGGCAAC